ACGTTCCGGCCTTATGGAAGTGGATGGGGAAAAAGTAACAAAAGATGGTTCCCCTTTAGAGAAAGATCAAGAAGGCGATTGGATACATAGGTTTGTTTCGGCGTCTTTATGATGGTATTTATGTAGCTTTTCTCATATAATATAGTCCTCAAATTAGGAGGTCTATATGAAAAAGTGTAGTTGTTGCGGATTAGAAAAAGATGAATCTGAATTCTTCAAGAAAAGAGAAACTTCCCTTGAAGGATTTTGCAAGAGGTGCAAGAGGCAAAAAGTTTTAGATCGGCAAGCATTAAATCCTGAAATGTATCGGGAAAAAGAAAGAATACGATCTGAACAAAGAAGAAAAACACAAGAATGGAAAGAATGGCGAAAAGACCATCAAATTAGAAAAAAAAAAGAAATAAACCAAAAAGCACGGGAATATTGGAAAAAAGAGGAAAAAGTTAAGGAAAAAGCAAAGGAATGGCGAGCGAATAATAGAGATAAAGTAAATGCCTCAATTAATCGCCATAATAAAAGAAATCCTTTTAAATCGTCTGCTAGAGCTTTTGTACGTGCAGCAATTAAAGTGGGAATTCTTATTAGACCTAGCAAATGTAGCGAGTGTCTTAAAGAATGTAAACCAGAGGCGCATCATGAAGATTACATGAAGCCTCTTGATATAATATGGCTATGCCGATCCTGTCATGGGAAAGCGCATAGAAAAAAATGGTAAGATGACTAAAAGCGTCTTACCGAAAGTAAGGCGATTTTATGACATCAGTTTCACCAGGCGATTCTACAGTTGCTTTTATTAGAAAAAAAGTAAGACGTCTTACGGCTTCTTCTGGTGAATCTGTTCTTCCAACATCTTTAATCGATGAGTATATAAATAATTTTTATAATTCTGATTTTCCTTATGCCATTAAGATTGATCAGATGAGATCGGTCTATACTTTTTTTACTGAACCAAACAGGGATCGTTACCCTTTAGATGTTAACTTCAATCAGGGAATAAGGGGACCTGTTTATATCGAAGGAATCTTAGGCGCTTTATTCAAGGATAGACAGCAATTTTTTAACTTATATCCACGATGGCCAAATTTATTTCATGAAGCCGCTAGCACTTCTACTACTTTAACAGGGTCAATCACTGGAATTGCCCAACCAACAAATCCGACTCAAATTACAAGTCCTGCACATGGGCTTGTATCTAATGCTGTGATAACTATTACAGGAGTTATAGGAATGACACAGCTTAACGGAATGACATTTACTATTACTGTGATTGATCCGAATACTTTTAGCTTAAATGGAATTGATAATACAACATTTGGGGCTTATGTTTCAGGTGGAACATGGTCAAGTACGAGCATTTTCTTTTCATTTACTTTACCTGCTCCTTTCTTAAGTAGAGAAGTTGTTATCGGTGGTGTAGATCTTTCGGGTAATCCGATTAGTATTAACGATGATGGGAATGGAAATCTTCAATTAAAAGTTCCTAATCCTGTAGTTTCTGTTCCTTTACAAACCACAAATCCAGCACTTCCAGGGATGTATAATATAAACACTGGTAATCCAGGTTTAATAAATCCTACAAATATAGGAACTGTAAATTATGTAACAGGTGATTTCTTATTCACCTTACAGACTCCTTTAGCTTTAGGTACTTTATTGACAATTTGGATTAGTCAATATCAAACTGGTCGACCTTATTCTCTTCTTTTCTGGAATAATGAATTCACAATTCGGCCAATTCCTAAACTTATTCATAAAATTGAAGTGGAAACTTTTCTAACTCCTGTTCAATTCATGGAAAGCACAGATAACCCAATTTTAAATCAATGGAGCCAATATATTGCGTTTGGATCAGCGGCCGAGATACTAAGAGATCGCCAAGATATGGAAGGTTTAGCGAATGTAATGGAAGGATTTAAACGTCAAGAAGCTTTAGTGCTAGAACGTCAAGGAATAGAAGAGATAAACACTCCAAACTATCAACTATTCAATTCTACGCAAGGATATAGCGTTTATGGTGGATGGGGACAAGGACAAGGATTTTGATAAAAATCACTAGCGACTATATGCGTACATAGCTTACACGGTAGTTCTAAATTAAAGGAAATTGAAGTTAAAGAAATCAAGAAATTGATTTTGGAAAAGGTAAAAGTAGCAGTGATTGCCAGGAAATTTAAAGTTTCTTGGAGTGTGATTGATTCGATTAAACGGAATAAAACGTGGAGGCACGTCCTCCATGAATAGAGAAAATCATGGGTGCTTATCAACCATTACATGTTAAAGGATACGAAACAGGATTAGTGCAATCCCGCGAGGAATTTATTCTTCCTAATGATGCTTATCCTATTTTAGAAAATGCTTTCGTTTGGCGAGAAAGAATTAAAAGAAGACAGGGTTTGGCAACACTTGGAAGATTACGAAGAGTTTTATCAAATTTAGCTTTAGGAAATACCGATGGTTCTGGAACCTTCTCAGGTAATATTAGATCTATATTTTCTCTTCAAGTAACAGGTGAAATTGAAGTTGGATCAATTATCGTTACGGATGGTACCAATATTTTTACAGATAATGGTTTAGGTATATTAGTTGGAGTTCCAAGTGGAAATGGAACAATCAATTATGCAACGATGGATATAACGATAACTGGAGCAACACCCGGAGCAGCTTTAACTATATCTTTTAATTATTTTCCTGGTCTTCCGGTCATGGGTTTAAGGCAAAGAGAACTGAATAATATAAATATAGAGCAATTGGTAGCATTTGATACGGTGTATGCTTATGTTTTTAATAATGGTTGGTCCGAATTTATTCCAGGAACAACATGGAACGGATCTGATTCACAATTTTTCTGGTCTACAAATTATTTTGTGGGTGATGGAAATAGAAAGATATTTTGGGTAACAAATTTCTCTGGACCATCTGGAGATCCTATAAGATATACAAATGGGACAAATTGGGTAGATTTTTCTCCTCAAATTGATGCAGCAGGAAATCTATTAAATCAATGTTTAGCTCTTGTGCCCTTTAGAGGACGTTTAGTTGCTTTTAATACTTTAGAAGGTTTAAATTTGCCTGCTTCTACTTCATTTCCAAATAGGATAAGATGGGCAGCAATTGGAACTCCTTTTACAGTTGTTTCATCAGTTGTAACAACAGTATCTCCAACAGCTTGGAGAGATGATATAAGAGGAAAAGGCGGTTTTCTTGATATACCAACTTCTGAAAATATTGTTTCTGTCGGTTTTGTGCGCGATAATTTGGTTATTTATTGTGAGCGTAGTACTTGGCAGCTACGTTATACAGGACGTACTATCGCTCCTTTCCAAATTGAAAAGGTTAATTCTGAGCTAGGGGCGGAAAGCACATTTAGTGCTGTGCAGTTTGATACTTCATTAGTAGGGATTGGAGATAAAGGAGTCGTAGAATGTGACAGTTTCAAATCTGAAAGAATAGATATAAAAATACCGGATCTGATTTTCCAATTTAACAATGAAAATCAAGGCCCTACTCGGGTACATGGTATTAGGGATTTTCAACAACGTTTAGCCTATTGGACATATCCCTATGGCCCTGGATCAGGCCCTTCAAATACCTATCCTAATAGACGTTTAATCTATAATTATGAAAATGATTCTTGGGCTATATTTGTAGATTCTTTAACAGCATTAGGAACATTTCAACCCACAAGCTCAGAACAATGGCAAGATTTTAATGTCCCTAATGAAGACACATGGGAACAAAGTAATTTTCCTTGGATAAACTTCCAAGAAGATTTTCCAGCTATTGTCGGAGGAAATCAACAGGGCTTTATAATGTATCTAAGTTCAAATTTACAGCCTAAGGTTTCTAATGATGTCACGCTTTCCATAACGAATATTACAATACCCGATGTCAATAATCTAATTATCACTAATCACAATCTTGTGTCGGGACAAGTGATTGAAATATTAGATATTCCTACAGCAACTCCATACTCGGATTTAAATGGATTGAAATTTGGCGTCATTGTTCTAGATGCCAATACAATACAAATTTGGCAATACAATCCTGATAATGAAACTTTTGATATTCCAGTTGCACTTTCAGAAGGGACTTATATTGGAGGAGGAAGAGTTGCTATATTGGATGGATTTTCCATTACTAGTAAGAAATTTAACTTTTTGGATGAAGGCCAGAATATCCAAATGGGTTTTATTGATATCTTAATGAATTCAACATCAAACGGCGCTATCAGCCTAAATGTTTATGTTGATTATAATGACAGCAATCCTGTCAATCAATTAGGACAAAATAATATCCCTGGAAGTATTCCATCTGCTCCAGATACTTTTTTCAATACTACAGTTTCAACAACAACACCAAATCCGACATCTTTACCGTCAAGTAAATATTGGCAAAGAGTTATATGCCCTGTTAGAGGAGCATTTCTAACAATAGAATGGACTCTTTCTAATGCACAATTAGTAGGCGATGAGCAAGATAACGATGTCCAAATAGATTCACAAATATTATATATAAGAAAAGCAGGTCGTCAATTACCCGTAGGAGTTTGAAAAGATCTTTTAGTTGTGGTATATTTATAACAACCATTAAAAATGAGGTTGTTATGGGAAAATGTATCTCGTGTAAGAAAGAAGTTGAATCTTTTTATGTCGGTAACAGATGCAAAGAATGTGTACATAAATATAAATTGCAATGGCAAAGAAAAAAAAATGAAAGAAAATGCGAATGGTGTCAAAAAGTTTTTTTATATCCTTCATCTAATCCGACTTGTAGCATGAAATGTAGATTATTAAACGGAAAAAAAGAAGTGAATGGGTGTTGGGAGTGGCAAGGAACCATTTCAAAAAATGGTTATGGTAAAACAACAGATAAATGTAAACACGTTATGACACATAGATTAAGTTATGAAATTTTTAAAGGGCCTATTGAAGAGGGAAAAAATGTCTGTCACAATTGTGATAACCGAAAGTGCATTAATCCCGAACATTTGTGGTTAGGCACTGATTCAGAAAATATGCAGGATGCAAAAAATAAGAAACGATTGAAAGAGTGTACACACAAAAAATTTAATGAAATGGAAGTTAATTATATTAGGCATGAACTCAAAAAAGGTTTAAAAATGAAAACTTTAGCTGATTTTTTTAAAGTTTCCATTACGCTTATTTGGTTCATAAAACACAATATGCATTATAAAAAGGAATGACATAAGTCATTAAGTATCAACATGGTGTTTAATCCGCAGATACCAAAGCCCTCTGATTTACTTTCAAATAGCCAAGGTGACCTTTTATCTAACAATGGTTTCCTTAATGCTTCATTTTCAAGAAACCATGTGCCATTAAATATTGCTACAAATAATGGCAAACATACATTCATTGAATTACCTGTTCTTTCAGCTATTCCTAATCCAACACCTCCACTTTCAGCGGGCCAAGGAACATTATATACAAAAACAGTTACTCAATCTCAAATATTTTTCACACCTGGTACATCTGGAAATGAATATCAATTAACAAGAGTAATCACAGCGTCATTTGGAAGTTTTTCTACTAATCCCGGATGGTCATTTTTGCCAGGCGGTTTGCTTATTCAATGGGGAACAATGATCTTACTCGCTAATAATTCATTAACAACAGTTAGTTTTCCTGTACCTTTTGTGAATGCAGCTAATGTTTTTTCAATTCAATTAACTAAAGTTACAACCGATAATTCTAGTACAGGACAAGAAGTTAGAGTAAGTTCAGGAAGTGTAACAGGATCTCAATTTCAAATAAGTCAATCTTCTTCATCATCATCAAATCAAGTATATTGGATGGCAATTGGCAAATGATACCACAAGATAGTCAACAGTTTGAAAGTTATGTTCCTGTCTATGACGATGTACCTGAAAAATGGGAAGAAGCAAGACAGTTCCTTGTAGAACAATTTAAGAAGATATCCAATGCTATCAATATACGTGAAATTGGATGGTATCTCGATGAAGAATTGTTAAGTGGAAAAGCTTTTATTCCTGGTGTGACAATTGCTGGGAGTAATCCAGGACAATTTAGGCAAATATTAAGAATTGTGGTTGTTATTGGACCTATTACCGCTGGAGTTATTACAATACCACATGAAATAACTAATGATGCAAATTTTACATTAATTGATTTGTGGGCAACTGCAACGAATTCAACAACTCTAACGTCCACAATTTTTGGAAATTCGGATACCATAAGAATTGTGGGACCGAATGTAGTTATAACCTCAGATGGTACTTACGATAGATGCTTCAGCGTGATCGAGTATTGCCAAGAAGCCTAAAGAAAAAAATAAAACAGGAGCAATAACATGCCAGGGATTTTTGAATCAATAGGTAATTTTTTTACTGGATCACCAGAAAAACACAAAAGAGTTTCAACACTATTAAAAAATCAACAACCTGTTCAGAATCAACTTGTAAATGCAGCACAACAGCGAGGTGCAGGAGGCGCATATGGGAATGCAGCAGATTATTATTATAATAATCTAAGTGATAATCCACAAGATTTTCAAGCATTTGCAGCACCTGAAATGCGTAGATTCAATGAAGAAATCATCCCGGGATTATCCGAACAATTCGCCGGAATGGGATCCGGTGGTTTATCTAGTTCTGGCTTTAGAAATGCTGCTGTTAATGCTGGTACAGATTTAAGCGAAAGACTAGCACAATTACGAGCGAATCTACGCTCACAAAGTGCGCAAGGATTAATGAATTTAGGAAATCAAAGTTTGGGTAACTATTCACAAGATGTAATGACAAGGCCAGGATCTGAAGGGTTTTTATCACAGGCAGCACCTTTAGTTGGTGCAGGCGCTGGATTTTTATTTGGAGGACCTGTAGGCGCTTCAATGGGTTATCAAGCAGGTAATATGTTTAAAAATTCATTTGGTGAAAATAAAGTAGGACGTAATTCTTTTTATTATGGTAATCAACAACAATCTGGATATTAAGAGGTGATCAATGTCCTATTCAGTCAGTCCCGGCAATATTTTTGGTCGTATAGGAACAGGAATAGGTAAAGGATTAGCAGAGACTGCCCCTAAAGAAATTGAAAGAGGACGTCTTACAAGAGGTTTACAAGAATTTGAAAAAGAAAGTGGTAATTTGACTCCGATGCAATCATTAGCTCGTTTAGCTTCAATTCCTGGGGCATTAGATAGACCAGAATTAGTTAGGCAATTTGGTGAATTAGCACGTCAACAAGCAAGGAGTAATGCTTTATCAAATACAATAAATGAAGAAAATCAACAAAGAAAATCTCCATTTATACCTAAAGAACAAATATCTCAGCCATCATCATCAAATGAAATACCTTCTATTACGACATCACGACCTGTAGAAGAAACTTTAGAGAATTATATTCCTAAGACATACGAACAACTTATTGATCGTGCCGGAGAACTTTTCAATAAAAATCCTGCTCTATATAATAATGATGCTAATCAAGCAATTGAAGCTGCAAACATAGAAGAACAACAAAGAAAATCAATTAATGAAGCTTATCAAACAAGAAAAACTAATGAAGAAAAAATACAAGATAATATTGTAAATAGATTACGCAAACATTCTGAAAATTTAAACATTAAAATTCCTGAAAATATTTATAGTGAAATAGAAAATAAAGCTATTCTTGCTAC